TACCTAAATATGACGCAGCCTCTATCTTGGTCTTGAATATTCCTAGCAAATTCAATTTATCGTCGTAGATATATACATCATCTTTATTAAATGATTTACCAAAATTATTGTAATTTTTAATATGTTCCTTATCTAACTTTTTAGAAGACCATAGATACCCTTTATAATCTCTATGATTTGTATTATATTTCCCACTAAGACAGACACTTATTGTACTGCTTACACAATTCATTTCCTTAGAAGCCTCCTTTATTGATTTATATACATTTACTAACTCCCCTTCTCTATTATACTGATAAACTTTAATTCTACCATAATTGTCTTTTTTTCGAGCCTTTAGTAGACATTCAACTGATTTTCTAACAATTTCATCATAATTTGGATTCTCTTTTCTTTTTCTAACACCACGTTCTATTGATTCTATTGAATGTTTAGTGCCCCTATTGGCATTACCTATCTTCCTCTTGGTCTCTTCATCCCTAGGTTTACCATTCCAATAACCAATAGAACCGTTTATTACTATGCCATCACCACCATCGGTTATATTGTAGCCATTAGGTACTTTTGTGTTATATGCTTTAATATAATACGTTTCTAATTCATCCAATTTATTTTTTAATTCTTCTGCACTTTCACACATAACAGTTTTAAGTATTGAATGCTCCCATTGCTTTTCGTCGTTATATTTTCTTCTAGCGTTATTAATGACTTTCCCAGCATATTTATTTTCAAAATCAAGAAATTGTTTTTTTCTTTTTTCTGTGTTATTTGTTTGTCCTATGTATTCTTTACCACTTGTTAAACATTTCCATTTATATATAATACCAGTTTCCACTATTGTTAAAAGTTTATTGCCATAGTTTTGTCTATGTTATTATTTATAGTGCAAAGATATATATTTTTTTTGTAAATTCCAAATTTTTAAGGAAAAAAATTCATTTTTTTTTTATCCGGCTGCCTCTGACAGTTCTTTTTCCAAATCTATGAGATCCTCCACGTCACTGATCCTGGAGATATGTGTTACGCTTATAGGTCCCACCACATTAAATGTTTTATCGATGCCCCTGATCCTGGCCGTTACTCCGTTGGTGTATCCGTCAACATATCCCTTGTATCCTCCCTTGACACCATCATTGTCGTAGTTAAAGGAAATGATATCTCCTTCAATTCCCTCATATGATCTCGTCTTGGTATTGTACAAGCGTTCGTTCTTTACCTCTAGGTAGTCTTCATTGACCTGGAACTTATAGTCCCCACCGTTTACTACTATTACCATAACATTCTTTATTTTTAAATTTGGTACACCCAGAGGGACTCGAACCCCCGCCCCTATCGTTCGTAGCGATATGCTCTAATCCACTGAGCTATGGGTGCATAAAAAAGGAAGCGTAGGTTTATTATGACTAATGTTTCCCTTTAATCGCTTTCACTGCTACTATACTTCACAATTACGGTGTGGTACTCCAGCCCTTTGCCTAATTTTAAGAAGTTACGTTTATTATTATTCAACTGCTGTGCGCTTCCAAATATATGTGTGGCGTGAACACAAATTTCATTAAAAAAGGAACGCCCTTTAAAGTCCGGGAGTGACTGTTACAAGACTGGTTACTATTATTCGCCATCTTGCCTGAATGGAACGATGCCTCACGCCCCTTGCGGGAATTAACGCTTCTTCGTTCCGAAACTAGTCTGAAGTAATTTAAATACAAAAAAAATCAAACTGCTGTACGTTCCTTAGAAGTTTTGTACACCCGGCAGGATTCGAACCTGCGACCCACTGCTTAGAAGGCAGTTGCTCTATCCCCTGAGCTACGGGTGCATCATATTTTATTCTGCTTCAAAATAACTTTCCTTTCTGCATATATTTATCATTTCGTTTCCTATTTTTCTCAGATGAACACCATTATTGCAATACAAACCATCAATGTTTTTTGCACAATGTTTACAGAATGTGTCCTGGAACGTATCATCTGAATTTGTGTGTTTATAACTGTCTTCAAGATAAGTATCCCCAACCAATGGAGCATTCTTTATCTCATATAGCAGAATCATTGTTGATACTGCGATAACCGCACCAAACACAATTAAAATGATCTGTATCATACATTACCCTCCTCGCTTGTTATCTCTTCAGTCTCTTTATTATTTAACTTGGAGACAAACAACATTATACACACCATAACAATGGTTATTAATCCTATAACTATTATTCTTCCCATTTTATTTGTTTTTTAATTTCGGTGCAAAGATATAAATAATCTTCGTAATATCCAAACTTTTTAATACTTTTTAATAAAAAATTGAATAGAGAGGTGTGCTGTTATGCCAAAGACAGCGCCGTTAACTTACGCCTCACGATTTACGTTTACTTTCGACCAAGAATCCAGCAGCGGCTTTAAAGGTTCTCCAACTTGACTTCACGAGCCTTATTAGGTCTTATATTTCAGATTCTCAGACTTCGACCTCTCGTCTCTCGCCAGTTAGGGATCTGCAACTCCCAGGTTATTTGGATGCGCCTAGGGCTTTTATACGAGGTGTAAGCCCTTTAACATACTACCTCACCACTTACTGAGTACTGTCACTCCTTAGATGATGGACGCCTTCAATCCAACATTCCCCTTCTATTCATTTTTTTGTGCGCCTGATCGGACTCGAACCGATACGCATATTTCAGCACCAGTTCCTAAGACTGGCGTGGCTACCTTTACACCACAGACGCAATTATTGATCTACTTGTGGTAGTGAAGGGGGGACTTGAACCCCCATACACCAATTACGGCTTTAACGACTGTGTATAAGACAAGACCGATACATCACTATAAAAAAAAAAGGAAACGCTTGTTTGTTTATTTATACCGCTCTAAACCAGCTGAGCTACCTCCCCAAGTGTCTATTATTTGTGGGGAGGACAGGATTCGAACCTGCGACCTGTAGCTTGGAATGCATTTTTAAACGATAACCTTGCTGTACGTTTCCACTGAGACGATGACCAGAATCGAACTGGCATCCTTTGCTTGGGAAGCAAATGCACTAACCGCTGTGCTACACCGTCAAATAAGTTCGTTTTTTATAACCGTATAACGAAGCCAAAATTCCCACACCTACGATTGGGAAATAGTTTGACGTTACTAGTATTTGTCAGGGACTATCCACGTTACGTTGAGTCTCAAATCTCTTTCGGTGCCGGGATAGTTGGATTCGAACCAACGCTGTATCTAGAATCACCCCTGGTATGGGGCCGCTCTATCCGCTGAGCTATATCCCGAAAAGAAAAGGAAACACTAATCCAACATTTCAACCTCCCGTTGTTTGTTACTTGATAGTCGGGAGGGTAGGAATCGAACCTACGTTTTAAACTAATCCACATTCAGTCTGAAAAATCAATACTTGCTGTATGTTTCCACTATCTTTGAGCGGGTAATGGGATTCGGACCCACGACCTTCTCCTTGGCAAGGAGACGCACTACCCCTGTGCTATACCCGCATTTGGAGCGAATGAAGGGAGTCGAACCCTCCTATGAAGATTGGAAATCTCCCGCACTACCGATGTGCTACACTCGCAAATGAACTAGCTTCGTGACAATCTCTCCAGGACTGGAGTCTATATTGTCTGGTTTGGTACTAGTTCTGAGCTGTTTACCATTCTTTCAGCAACCACTTATCTAACCATTGAATGAAAGGAGAATGTAGACGATATAAATGGCTGATAAGCTTTGGGTTTTAGCGTACTACCCACAAGCATTTCTATACTCTCCTACTCCTAAGTTACTGCACAGTAGTAACAATTGCAGTTCTACCCTTCTCAGGATCAACGCCCTTACCTTCTGCACTAGCAACCTTAACACCCTTCTTGGTCAAGAAGTCAGCAACCTTTGCGGCTCTCATTTCAGAAAGTTTCTGATTGAACTCCTTATTACCTTCTGGTGATGCTGTAGCAGTAACCTCTACAATTGAGTCCTCACCAATCTGATTAAGAATGAACACAGCGGCTGGCGTCAATGTTGACTTACCGAACTCAAATGGAACAATCCACTTCGTAGTGCCATTTGTTACTGTTACGGTCTTTTCTACTACCTTCTCCACTTCTTTAACCTGAGGCTCGCGCTTCTCACACTCATCAAGTCTGCCGTTGAGATACGAGATCTCATTAATCATAGCACCTACGTCATAGGTCTTAAAGTGATGGGTACCATTGCCATTCTTGAAATGGTAAATAAACGATACGTTAAGCGCGAACTGTGCATTGTGCTTATTAAAACTGATGTTACCTGGCTTATTAAGGTTCCAATACACTGCTGGAGTTAAGACAATTGAAGTTGCCTTATTCTTACCAAGATTAAAAGCAAGATCAAGGCCTGTCTTAGCGGTCAAGAAATTGGCTGATGTGTTCCAGGTATGGAGCCAGCCGATACCAGTTACAGTACTAACCTCAAACACGCGTGGTGTGCCTTTATAGCCGCCAAAGATGTTTGACAGGTTAAACACTGTATTTGCGCCAACATTAGTGGCTTTAATGGCAGTCTTGATGTCGCTGAAATGATTATCATTCAGCACTGCAATTCCTTCTGCCTGAAGTCCGAACACTGGAGAGAAATCCTTCTGGATCTTCAAACCAACGTTTGTGTTAAGAGGGAACACTGAATTGAAGTCAAGCGGTGTAGAAACACCAGCAGTTACTCCAAGGCTAATGTTATCAAAAACACGGCTGTTCTCAGTTGCAATTTGCGCATTAGCGCTAGTAAACGCACTCGCAATGAGTGCAAACATTAAAATAAATTTCTTCATAACAATTACTTTACTTTACTTTTTTTTTTCTTACTTATATTATTTTCTATCGTCTATCCAACATTAAAATGGAAGGTCATCTGTGTTGATCAATTTCTTCAGTGTGAATTTATATTTTAGAATGTCATCACAACCATCTCTCCTTATTCTCACGAATGAAGGTATCCTAGTGGATATTCCCTTCTTTTCCAACGTCTTTACTATTAGTTCAAACGCATCGTAGCAATACGGATGTTTCGATGTACTAATCTCAACCTCAATTTTATCGTCAGGTTTAACCACACATTTGCTAACTTTTAACAGATCCTTAAGGAAGAAATAGCAATATGCCGGAAAATCAACATCGTATTTACTTGTCTTTTTATATTCAAAACCTTCCATAATATCTCTTTAAAGTCGGGGTGACAGGACTCGAACCTGCGACCACAGCATCCCAAATGCCGCATTCTAGCCTACTGAACTACACCCCGAATTACAGGAAACACTTTTTAAATAACGTTGCTCTACCAACTGAGCTACAATGAGGATAACCCCATTGGCTGGACTCGAACCAACGACCCACGGATTACAAGTCACATTAAAAAATTAAAACATTGCTGTATGTTTCCTTTTTATTTCATATATCAAATCAACAGTGCAAAGATATATATTTTTTTTCTTAATTCCAAATTTTTAAAGAACTTTTTTTAATAAACCTCTATTCTATCCCCACATTGCGGACAAGTGATAAACTTCCCCATATATGTCTCACCAGCATATGACTGTACACCGTATGAGCATTCCTTCTTCTCAATGTCAGTGTCATCATACTTTAGCATTGAGCCACAGCGATAACACTTAACAACATTTCCTTTAATCTTCCTTACCATAACACTATATATTTTATCTTCGGGTGTTTGACAGGGTTCGAACCTGCGTAAACAAGTGCCACAAACTTGCGCCTAAGCCTCTCGGCCACAAACACCATATAAACAGGAATC